TCGGCCGCGAGCTGGGCATCAGCTACAAAACTATCGAGGTGCTTATGATCCAAGCCAAGCAGCGGCTCGGCGCCAAACGCACCACCCACGCCGTGGCTATCGCCTTGCATTTTGGCCTGATCGAATTCGACCCGCGCTCAATGGCGGATGCGGAATAGGCGCGCTGCGTCACCGACGCCAGAACCACAGCGCGGCAATAATGCCGACTATCGCAATGCCCATGAAAATCAGGCTGCTGATATCGTCCGTCACGGCGTTACCAAAACAGAACCACCCCCGCAGCCACACTAGCCACGGCGAGCACCAGGGCAACAATCTCCAACGCTCCTACAACACGCCTAGCTTGCGAAATATCGTGCCGAAAATTGCCAGCAGCATCACGAACAGAATGCTCCACAGCGTCGCGACCGCGCTGCGTTTGATTGCCTTGATGTCGTCTCGCGCCTCCGTCAGATCCTCTTTGATATAGGGGAGGGCGGTCTCCAGCCTCGTCACCCGCGTGTCGATATCGTCCGAACGCCTCGGAGGTGTCGGCATAGGTCGTCCTCATTATTTTTGGCATTTCCTTATTTGCTCCCTTAGCCTGATGTGCTCGCGCAATGCCTCCCTGATCGCAGATCCCTTTGGGAGGCGTTCGATTTCATCAGCAAGCCGGGATTGATAGGATTTGTTCCACGCAGGACGCGGCGGGCACACAGTAATTGCGGGCGGCGGCGGCGCCTGCTCGCACCACATCACAAACAGAATGCCGTAGCATAGGATCATCGCGAAGCCTCATATGCAGCCATCTTCTCCTCGACGTCTGGAAACCCGGCCCATTCGAGAACCAGGCGGTTTAATTGCAGATCGCAATCCTCGCAAACCGGCCTGTAAACACAGCCATCGGCGCAGATCTGCCACTGCGAACTTGCCCGCCGACTGCACCTAACGCAGGCCTTTCGCTTCAGCCCGATCGCCGTATATGGCTTGCGCCTCATGCCTCGCCCTCGCGCAGCCGCCGGATGATCTCTTCGTCGCTCAGCACCATGACCTCGTCCATGCGGTTCCTGGCTTGCTCGGCCGCAATCACAGCGGCACGCTCGGCCTCGGCCCGCCCACGCGCTACAGCATCATCATGCGCGCGCCAGGATGCGAGCAGGTCGATAATCACCTGCCCGAAGGCCGACACGACCGCTTCGATGAGCGGCCGCGCCAACATTGCCAGAATGGCCTGCATTTACGCGTTGGGATCGGCAGGCGTGTTCGCCTGCACAGCTTCGCCGAGCGCCGTGGCCTTGGTATCGAGCTGGGTTGCCAGTTCGGAAAGTTTGGCCTGATTGGCGATGTTGTCGCGAATGTCCTGCGCGATGGATTGCAAAAGCGAAACAGCGGAATCGACAACGGTGCCGATTTCGGTGACTTCCTGGGTGATAGGTCCGAGATCCAAAGCCATTCGTTCTACCTTCTCAATGATATGGGTGAGCGCCTTTTCGATCCGCCCCAGCCGGCGCGATATGTCCGGGTCGGAATTTGGGTAATAGTTGTGAACCTCAATCGTCATGGCGCCGTGTTTTCCTTAATGATCGCAGCCGCTTCCACGCGTTTAGCCGCGAACGTCGCCTGATCGCCGATGGCCACGAAATCGGGCTTCGGCGCATCGGGAAGCACGCTTGGCTTCTGCACCACATCGCCGGTGGGCGCATCAATGCGGGAGAATCCCATTTCCGCGATGGCGGCCGGCCGGCCCATGAAGGTTTTGACGGCATCGGAACCGTGGACCAGCGCATAGGTCACGACCTCGCGCAGCACCTGATTGCGAACCTCGACGGTCCACACCTTGTCCTTGGTCGCGCCGACAACGGCATTGATCGCATAGACCAGCGCGCGGTTCATGAGCTGGTCCGCCTGCGCGGTAAGCAGGATGGCCGAAATCCGCCCCGGCAGCCGGCGGAAGGCCCAGGCGATGATGCCGCCGAGGCTAAGGGTGAGATAGCCCAGCGCCGTGCCGAACCAATCGCCGACAGGCACCTGCACAACGGTGCTGACCGGCGGCACCACGGTCACCGGGATGGGCGGCGCATCGACCGCTTGGGCGAGCACCGGAATAGCAGCCAAGAAAAAGACCGCAAAAGCGGTCAGAAGAATTCGCATGGTGATAGCCTTTCTTCGTGGTTAAGGCCGCAACAGCGACCAGGTGTAGCTTCCGATCTTGCCGTCGACCTTCAGCGCGTGCTGCTTCTGGAAGCCGCGCGCCAAGCCATCGAGCAACGGGCCAAAGCCTTGCTCCTGTTGCAGCGCCTTCAAGAGCGCGGCCTTGGCGCTGGCGACATAGATGTCTTGGCCCTTCACGCCCTCAGAGATCAGCGGCCGTTCCATCACCGCCTCGGCCGCGCTGTTCGGCTTGGCGGCGCCCCAGGCCCATGGCCGCGCATCGTCATATTGCTGCTTGGTGCTGCCGACAGAGACGTGCATGTGCTTGTCGTGCGGATTGACGCCGGTATAGGCGCTCCATGTCCCAGGGCCTCGCGTCCAGATCCGGCGGTTCCAGATGATGTATTTCAGGCGCGGGTCATCGCTCGCGCTCAGCGCCTCGGCAATCGCGGCACAATCGACGCCATTGCGCGGGTCGTGCGTGATGTCCATCGCCGTCACCACGCCGACAGCGCCATCCTTGATCCACGGATTATGGTCGCTCGATCGGCTCGCATGGGCCTCATCGCCGATTGTGCCGTCAGAGGACCTGCTGCGCCCAGGCGCGGCTGCGTTGATCTGCGCACGCAGGATTTCCAGGCTCTTTGCAAGGCGCCAGGCCATGGGTCATTTCTCCATTAAAAAAGCCCGCTTCGTGAGCGGGCCTTTGGGTGGCGGTACGTGTCCCGTCAACTCGTAAGCGTGTCGATGTCTTCGGCCGTGACGCCAAGCGCTTGGAATTTGGCCAGAGCGACCTGTCGACGCTGAGTTTTTTCGCGGGCAGCGGCAGCGGCTGCGGCTTGCTTTGCCTCGTGCTCGGTTCGATCAGCCGCAAGCTGCGCCACCTCGGCGTCGGATAGCAGTATGATCACGTCGATGACAGCAACGCTGTGGGGTACCAAAACCGCATCAGCATCGCCCTTGATCTCATGCAGCAAGCCATCGTCGTCGGATTTGAAAATTCGTCTCATTGTCTCGCTATGTGAAGCTATAAGAGCGAACGGCGTAGTAACCGCTGCCTATGTTTCCGCTTGAGAAAAGGAACCTGACGCCGTCAATGGCGTTTGTATTCAATATTAAAAATCCGCCGCCAGCCGTTGGGAAGTTTCTATCAGTGTTGTGGCCGTATATACCCGTCCAGCGCATTGATTTATAAAACGATGTCGCAGATGGCCTGTATATACGAAATGTTATACTAAGTTTTTCAGTCGTGGCGTTTCCTTGGCCATTTAATATTTCAATTTCGCTGTCAGCTGCGTCATCATTTTGCGTCGATGCCGCAATATAACCCCACCGATAATCTGACGCACCCGACAGGAACGAAGATGACTGACTGAACCTTGAAAATAAACTGACGTTATCTGTGGCTGGGGCGAAATCGATAAGGTCAATCTCGTACATGTCGGCCGAGCCGAGCGTGATATCGAGCGTTGACACCGCTGATAATGCGCCTTCCGAGATCGGCGTTACCGCAGCGCCAGCCCAGGCCGGATTTGCCGCCGCGCCATTGGTCTTGAGGAACTGCCCGGATGTGCCGGCACCCAACCGCGCCCAAGCCGACGCGCCGCGGTAGAGGATATCCCCTTGCGCCGCCGAGCCGATGAAATCCAACACCTCGGAAAGCGTGCAATCCTCCGGCGCGCCGGTTCCCGCCGTCTTGCGCGCCTTGATGGTTTGCGTCGCCATGTCGGCCAGTTCGGCATTGCTGATCGACCCTGAGCCTGGCGCGGCCACGACCTGCATGACGTTGTTGGCGATATCGTAGATGAAATCATAATAGGTGCCGTTGACGATATCGCCGTTAGCCGTCGCCACATTGCCGGGCTTGCGGATAGGGATCGCCCCGGCTTCATCCACCGTGATCGTCGACGCGCCCGTGCAGGTGAAATTGGCCCGGCCGCAGAGCCGCAGGCCTTGGTAATACCCCTTGATCTTGCGTGCCGTCGTGGCGACATAGGCGTTCGCGGAGCCGGTTAGGATCAGTTCGCCGTCATTGTCGAACTCGTGATCGGCGGAAGCGGAACCGGCCATCAGCTCCGCCCTTCAAGCCGGCCGGACGAATGCATTAGGCGAACTCTTCGACGATAATCACGCCCGCCGCGCCGTTGCCGCCTGCCTGCGTGCCTGCTGCACCACCATTACCGCCGCCGCCAACCGTATAGGCTTGGCTAGCGCCGATTTGTGCAATCGTCATAAAGAACTCGACATATTCACCTGCTCCACCGCCACCACCGCCATTACTAGCAGCAGGTGTGCCACCGCCGCCACCAGAACCAGAATTTGCTTTTGCGGCAACACCTGCACTAGACGTAACACTAGAGTTACCTGCTCCACCAAAAACACTTGATCCGCCTTTACCGCCAATAGCTACTGTGCTACTACCTGCGCCGCCATTCGCACCGTCAACACGTTCAATCAGCGTACCGGTTCCATTTGCGCCACCTGTACCGCCATTGCCGCCAGCGCCTCCCGAAGCTGTGCCGCCATTACCGTGAATAGCAGTCCATGAGCCAAAAGAAGTGTCGGTGCCAACTGCTCCATTATTTGCTGAAACAGCGCCGCCGCCACCACCGCCGCCAACCATGCGCACGCGGGCGAAGAGCGTGCCGGCTGTCGGGATATAGGTTCCGGACCCCGAGGTGAAGCGCTGAACGCCTACTGAGCCAACAGCGGCTAAATTCGTTCTTGCACCAGCCGCCGTGCTGGCGCCGGTGCCGCCATCGGCAACTGCCACATCCGTTCCGCCAGCCCGGTAGAGTGCATTCCCCTCAACAGTCAGATCCCCGGCCGAGGCACGCGCCAGAGTCGTATCGGATGCATGGCCGACTTCGATCGTTCCGGCCGCGGATATCGTCCCGCTGGCCGATAGCGCCGCAACAGATGTTGCCCCGGCGACCGCCAACGCTCCGGCGACATCGGCAGCGCCGAGCGCGAACAGCTTGCCAGCGCTATCGATATAGGCTCGCTCGACCCCAGCCGTCGCCATGCCGATGCTGTCGGCGGCCTTGCGATAGATTCCGGTATTTGAATCAGACGCAAAGCTGTAGCTCGGGGTCGCAGCCGCGCCATCGGCGCCCTTGATGGCGGCGAGCATGGTGGTTTGACCATCGGCGGCCAAGCTGTTTGTCAGCTGCGCCACGATGTCGGCGAAATTGGCATTGACCTGGCTGCTGGAGATAATCGTGCTCGGGGTGAACGTGTTCACAACCGTCATCGTGCCGCTACCGTTACGGGGCATGTGTGTTTCCTTATTTGCGCGTCAGGGCGTCAATCAGGGTTTTAAGACGCCTCAGCGCCGCGCTTGCATCATCGCGTCGATCAGCCGCCGCTGCGGCATGGGCGGCGGTGGCGCGGCTTGGGCTTGCTGCGGGTTTGCCATCATGGCGGAGACCAGGTCCGGATAGGGTGACGACCCATCCGGGTTCGGTGCCGGGATGCCTTCGGGGATCTGCAACCCCCTCGCCGTGGCGAATTCGTCCGTCTTGCCGATGTTGCGCTCGGGTAGCTGCGCCATCTCATCCTGGATGCCGAGAAACCTGGCCAGCCCCGGATAGTTTTGCGCGATGGCGGTGCGCTCCTTCTGGTGCTCCAGATCGGTCTCCGGCCCCATGCTCATCGCCATCTGCGGCATGGCCATTTCGCCGGCACCGATGCCCAGCGCGCGGGCAAGGTTCGGGGCTTTCTCCAGCAGCTTCCCGAGGCCGTAGCCTGCACCGGCCGCCGTCGTGCCGGCGACGCCCGCATTCGTCAGTGCCGCACCTTGACCGCCGGGAACGCTCCCGTCTGCGGCCTGCGCTTCATCGGGCGTCATGCCGTAGGCAAGGCCGGCAGCGATGGCAGGGCCGATCAGCGGCGCTTTTCCGCCCACCTTGGCCAGCGCGCCCTTGAGCTGGGTCATATTCATTTTGCTGGTGCCGGTGATACCGGCGGCTTTCGCTTCCGCCACAAGCGCCTGCTTGGCCGTCAATGGCGTGGCTTCAGGGGGCTGGTTGTTGCGGCGCAGCTGGCTGCTGTTGATGACCGAGAGCGCGGCTGCATCCGGGGAAACACCAGGCTGTGCCGCTTGTTTTACGCCCTGGGTCATCAGCCCGATGCCAGCACCAATGTTCCCCAGACCGAAAGCGCGATCGGCCATTCGCGGGTAAAATGGCTCGTCAGGATCGACTTGCGATTCTGTGTAAGCGCCAGTGCCCGCGAGAATCGCCCCCAGCCCCAGGTGCGGCGCCATTCTCGCAAGCACCCGCCCCCCGGTCGTTGCCAGAGGCATCGCTCCCGCGAGTTTGGTTCCCGCAATGGCGCCTTCTCTCGTAGTCAGGCCCTTCACGCGATCTTCAGCGGCCCGCGCAAGCGTTTCGTTTCTCTTGCGCTGGCCTTCATTCATATAGGCGTTAATGCCCGCGCCAAGACCGAGGCCAAGGGCCTTTCCGCCCGTCATGGCGACGGGGCCAGCCGCAATTTTCGCCCCCAGGCCCAATGCGGAATTGGCGTCTTCCTCATAGCGCTGCCGGAGCATGGTCTTGGCGAGCTTTTCGGCGTTGGCCGCCCTGGTGCCCTCGTCTTCCGCTTCCTTGGTTTTGCCAGCCTGGCGCAGCCTTTCGGCTTCCAGCGCCAGTTCCGTCTCGCGCAGCTTGTCGGCGCGCGCCTTTTCATCCTTGGCGGCCGTGGTCGCCTCCGCGGCGGCCAGGGCCTTACCCTCCAACTCAAAAGCGGACTTGGTCGTGTCGCCCCAGCGGCCGTCGATGGCACCAGTGTAATGGCCCGCATCTTGCAGTTTCTGCTGAACAGCCTTACGCTGTTCGACCGAAAGCGCATTGAACTGCTTCTCATTCATCTCGGGCGTCCTGTCATGAAAGAAATCGTTCTCCAAGAAAGTGCTTCAGGCGTTTTCAAGCCAATGCCGACGCGAGCAGAGAAGCGCGCGGCAAAGCGCGCAGCAGAGAAGCGGCGCGAATTCTGGGACACGATCGGGCTCATTGCTTTTTCTATTGCGGTGCTCGCGCTGCTCGCAGGGCTCGAAATCATGTCCCATTGGCTGCAGCGCTAAGCGGCGTGTGAATCCGACCAAATCCCGCTGCCGTCCCAAAGAAAAAGCCCGCTGGTAAGGCGGGCTTTTCTCGTTTCGCTATCTGCCGGCTGGCTACAGCATCCAGGTGGACCCCCACCGGGCGTTGCCGATGGCGACCACCGCATTGCGCTCATGTAGCATGTGAACCTGCCAGTCGCGCTTTTCTTCCGTCGCCGTGGCGCGCTCGATTTCCTCAATCAGCAGCTTCAGGTCAGGGATGGTGCCGGTTACGGCGCGCATCAGGTTGATCTGCGTTTCCGTCATGACCGTGCCCGCCTATAGCAGATGAAACAGGCGGTCGCATTCCCGGCGCAGGCGGCGGTGGATCAGCTCCAGCCCGCGCACCAGCTCGTCGTCCACCTCCTCGGCCATTCCGGCGCTGTTCCTTGCCAGCGCCAGCAGGGTGATGTTTTCGTCCATCGCGCTTAAGCTTTTGGCGATTTGATCTTTCGCCCGGCTTGGATTGCGCGCGGCAAGTTCGGATTGTATGTCTACAACAGCCATGTCGGCCTCCTCAGAAGGTTGGCTTGGTTAGGCCCAGGTCGGTGTTACTAGCACCGTCTTGGGCCGCTATATGCACAACGTATCATAATGACCACGTTGGCCATGTCAAGCGCGTATTGCGCAATTTGCGCACCATGCGTATAGTGCGCACATGGCTACAGAAATCCGCGATCAGCGCATTCCGCTTCTATTGACCCCTTCCGAACTGAAGGAAATCGACGATTGGTCCTTCGCCCAGCGCATCCGCAGTCGCGGCGAAGCGATCCGCCAGCTCATCGCGCTCGGCCTGGAAGCCGCGCAGCAGAAGGAAAAGGCATGACAGACCGACACATCGGCTATGTCGTCACCCTCGAAGGTTCCATCCGTAAGGACGACGCCGAAGCCATCGTGAACGCGATAAGGATGGTTAAGGGCGTGATCGCTGTCGAGCCTGTGCTCGAAAATATTGGAACCCAGATGGCCGAGCAGAAAGCACGTCACGCTATCGAAAAACGCCTATGGGCCGTTCTGCACGCGGACGGATAGTATCCGACCTCTCGACGGATTGTTTCTATCTATCCATCATGCTGCGGAGATCGCTCTCGAATGACCGAAAAACCAGAAGTCGGGATGGTTCGCGTCGGCAAAAACCACTACATGAGCGAAGAAGAGGCACTCCAAAAAGGCTATGCGCCACGGCTTGATCCGCCGATCAAAGGCGAACCCTTTCTTGCCCCGGAAGGCATCCTCAACTTCATTACCGTCGTTGCGTCCGTCGCCGGCACCTACTGGTTTTCCCAATTTCTGCGATGGTTCCTTTTCGGTCACTGACGCGACACTGCATAATCACCTGCCGCGATGCCGACTGTCGGAGCCGTTCTGAAAATCTGGCCTGATATGGCATCCCGTATCGCCGCGACATAGGCCTGCCGCTCCCTGGTCGTCGTCGCCGCACGAGCGAGACGATTCAAGGTCGGCAAGAGCTGCGCCGGATCGGTTTCGGTCAGGATGTTTAGCACCTCTCTCGCGCCGCGCCGGCCAAGCTGCGTGCTCAGCCGGGTCGAAAGATTCCCCAACACCCGGCTCCAGCGCCCCGTGGCGACATCGGCGGCGGTTTGTGCCCCCTCCATCATCCGGCCCATGTCCGAACTAAGTTCCGCGGTGCGCGCGCCAGCCATGACATCGTTTTTGGTCATCGTCGTCATTGCCTCGCGCGCGAGGTCGCGCAGCAAGCGCTGCCCCTGCTGGTGCAATTGACGATCCGCGGCCGGGTAGAGAGTCTGCACGATCTCGCGCACGGCCGGCGAGTTGAACTGATTGGCAACCGCGCCGCCGATCTGCGGGTTGGCGGCCTTGTCCATCAAGCTGCGGGCAAAGCCAAGCCGGTATAGCTCCTGCTGCGCCGGCGTCATCTGCGCAAAGTCGCGCAAGGCCTCGCGCGCGGGTGCCCCGAGTCGCGTCGTAAGCTCGGCGCCAGCTTCCAATGCCCCATGCTCACCGAATTCGCCTTGCCCTTGCGCGTAGTTCCGGCGGATGTCCCGGAAGGTCGGATAGTGATCCTCGATGCGATCCAGGAACACCTCGCGCAGGTTGCGTGCGTGGCGCGCATTATTCGGGTTGCTGGTTGCGCCCTCGCTGGCGATCCGGAGCTGTCGCTGGATGTGGTCGAGCATCTCCGGGGAGAAAACCTCATTATCCGCCGAGACGGTCGGAATAGGCTCCTGAGCGCCGCCGGTGCGTGCCGCGTTCTGATTGCGCCGGATCGCCTCGACGCGCGCTTGCCGCTGCGCCTGCATTGTCGCGCGCCGAAACAGCGGGTCTTCCATGAGGTCGCCGAGCTGGTTGATCGCCAGATCCGGCTCCTGGTAAAATTGCCCATAGGCACGCCGGGCTTCATCTTGGAGATTCTGCAGCCCGGCCGCTCGCGTGGCTTCAAAATCTCCGCCAGCGACCGACCGCTGCACGATGTTCGAAACGCGGCCCGCTTGCGTCTCCTGCCGGCCAACGAGCCGTTGGGCCGCCTCGCCGCTCTCGTCGCCGGCAAGGCTGTAAGCCGCCCGCCCGAGCCGTGTCACAGGCGCAGATCGCCCCTGGCCCGCCACTTCCTTGGCGGCATCGATGATGTTCATCGGCGTCGGGTTGTTCTCTAGATAGGTGTTGACGTACCGCTGGACGGTCGTCGGGTGGATGCCGTGCGAGGCCGCGATCTGGGCGACCGGTTCACCCTGCATGCTGCGGCTGACAATATCGGCCATGTGCTCGTCGGTGAGACCGCGCGCGGCCAGCTGCGGGCTTGGCGGCGGCGAAACGCGCGCACGCACAGCCGCCGGATCAACCCCGGACGCCACCATGCGATCAGCCACGTTCTCGATCGCGGCCTCGCCAGGGTTACGAGCACTGCGAAGTGCCTGCGCGCCGTAGCGTGCGGCATCGCGCAGGCCCCTGACGGTGCGAACAACGCCTGGCACGATAACGCTGGAGATTGCCGGGGCTGCAACACCTCCAACAACGAACCCCTCCGCAGCATCGGCCGCGCGGCTACCAATGCCACCTTCGCCTTGCGCATATCCGGTGGCCGCTCCGAATCCCGCGCCAGCTTTCGCCGCCGGGCGCAGGCTTTGCAGCCAAGTCAGAGCCGGGCCGGCGGCCCTCGTCACACCCGTTGTGGCAAAGCCGCCAACTATTTCTGGCGCAATCGTGTTCTCTTGCCGGGCGACACGCTTGCGGGCACGGATATATTCCGCAGCTTCGTTATAAGCGTCACCCGCGCTGTTCCAAATCGATGGGTTGCCGGTCTTCTTGGCGCGCGCGCCAGTGACGAATTCCCGGAGCGCCTGACCGGCGCCGACCATTTCGTCCTGAATGCCGATCGGATCGGCAAGCTGATCGGATAGCCGATCGAACCGCCCACCGAGCATGCTTGGCTTGAAATAGTCCGGTGCCCGACCAGCGCGCACATCAGCCTCAGCCTGCTCTTGCGGCGTAAGGCTCTCGATTACAAAGCCGTCATCAGGCTGGGCCGAAGCGCGCGGCAGACTTTCGATTGTGAAATCAGGCATGGCTCACCTATTGCAGCGGCACGGGCTTGCCGCCCTGGATTCTGTAGCGCTTGCCAGCCGTATCGCGGATCACCGCGCCGTCCGGAAGCGATCCAACCCCATCGGCGCTCACCGATGCCCCAACCGCAGGCGCAGCTTTCGGCAACGGATTGTTCGGATCATCCCGCGGGAAGAGCGGATTCTGGTCGGCATACTCGTTCACAAGCTCTTCGAAGCCTGGGTCGAGTTGGCCGTCATGCTGCCGCGCGTACTGCACCGCCATCTTGTGAATGTCGATCGAGCGCTGCCCCACCTTGCGCGCAATGTCGATCATCGCGCGATTGCCACCAGGCAGCTTGCCAAGGCTCGGCACCGTCGACCGAAGGAATTCGCGGTCCGCGTCGGACATCGCGCCAGGCATGCCGCCGCCCTCGCCGCCTGGCGATCGCACTGACAGCGCAAGCTTATTGGAGATGGAGCGGACAAGATCGCCTGATGCGGCCTTATCGGCATCGCCGACACCGAAGTAAGCCGCAACCCTGCGCAGGTCTTGTTCGGTTTCGCCAAAAGCACCTGTCGAACCGGCAGCATCAAGGCTCGCTTCCAGCACATCGAGATTGGCAAGGTTTCCGCGCGCTGCATTTGCGCCAGCCCGGATGTTCTCATATTCCTTGGCGTGCAGCTTCGCCATTTCCTCGGCGCCCTTCTTGTCGCCTGAGACGTTCACATTCGTCTGCGGACGGCTCGCCTGCTTTAGCTCGATCTGGTAGTCCATGAAGGGCTTGGTGTAGCCCTGCTTCACCGCCAGCGCGTATTCCTGGACGGCCTCGGGCTGCTTCGGCGCTTCCGCCATCGCCGCCTTGATCAGCAGCTCGCGGCCGAGCGCGGCGTTGCGCGGGTTCTTCATCAGCGCGATGGCTTGCCGCTGCAATTGGCTTGCAGCAGTTGGCGGCACCAGTCCCTCTGCCGCAGGCGCTGCCTCCGTAGCGGCTGGCTGTGCGGCGGGGGCAGCACGGCCGCCAACCGCAGCGGCTGCTGTCTGATACATCTCGGGCGGATATTGGCGCGACGCCGGACCATGCTCCTGCATGGTGAGCGCCTTGAGGAACATTGACATCCGCGCCGGGTCTTGCAGCCGCAAATCCTCGTTCGGCGCAACGCCCATCATCCGCGCAATGTTTGCCGCCGCTGCCGTATTGCCGGGCGTCCAGCCACCCTCACCCGCGATGATGGCCGCGGCGGTGTTCTGGCCGCGCGCATATTTCGTCAGGGCCAGGCGCGCAGCAGCGATCATGCCGTTCTGCGGCGTGTCGAACGTCATCTGCGGGTCGCCCTGGTCGGCATGCTGAGACGGGCCAGTCATGCCCGCATAGCCGAGGCGCGGATTGTATTTGATGTTGCCGGGGTTGTTGACGCGCATGCCCATCGGCAATCGCCCACTAGCCGGCGGCGCCGCTTCCTGCGTGCTTGCCGCGGCGCGCATGCCAGCAGTTGGCGAGCCTATCGCAGGCATGGCTGGCTGCGGTGCAGGTGCCGCCATGGCTGGCGTGACAGCCGGAGCCGCTGGCGTGGCCGCGCCGCCGCCGAAGACGCTCGCGAGCTGGCTGTTGGCCGCTTGGCTGCCAGCCTTGTCCTCCTGCTCCAGCTTCTTGAGATTGTACGTCCCTAGCATCGACTGCAGCACGCGGTTGGCGCCCTGCGACCAATGGCTGATCGGCGTGTCGGCCTGCCCCTGCTGCAGCAGAGCCTCGGCAAGCCTGCGCCGCTGGACGATGGATTCGGGCGACAGCGCGCTGTCGCCGCTATTCCCGCTATCGCCGAGGCCAAGAGAGTCGAGGATGCCAACCATCAGAGCACCGCCTGCGCGTAATCGACGTGCTTGTATCCGCCCACCATGGCGACGGCGCCAGGATGCAGATCTTCTACCTCGTCGGCCATCAGACCAATCTGGGGCGTGACGCCGCCCTTGTAGCGGAAGGCATAGATCGGCAAACCATTATCGAGCTTGCCGACGCGCCGGATATCGGTCTTTGCGCGGCGGTCTGACATCATCAGAGCCGCCGAACCGATCGTGCCGGCCAGCCCATACAGCCCCTGATTTGCCGCCGCGGCGTTCGCCTGGTTCTGCTTGCTGCTATCGTAAATATACTGCCCAACCGGCGTCGTGGACACCCCCGGAGCTGGCGTGTTCACTGGTGCGGGCGTCGGGCTCGCCATGCCGTTCAGCGTGGCATAATCGCTGATCGGCAGATTGCGCTGCGTCAGCGCCGCATTGTTCGCCGTGTTGAACGCGTCGAGGAACATCTTGTTATAGGCGTCGTCCTTCTGCTGGCCGTACTGCCGCATCGCGATGTCGTATTGCTCGCTGCCCGGGCGGATGCCCTTGTTCAGCAGCTGGTTTTCCAGCGTTGCCCGCTGCTGCTCCCATTGCGGATCGAGGAAGGTGCGCTGGATATCGCTGATCTCGGTGCCGCGCGCCGCATTCAGGTCGAACGGGGTCGAAATCGTGTTCTGCACATTGGTATTGAGCGTGCCCGCCGCCCCCTGCCGCTGCTCAAGCAGAGCCTTCTCCTCGGGCGATAGCGATGAGACCGCCTTGTAGCCGGACGGGCTATTGGGATCGGCCACATATTGCAGCGACCCGAAATCGGACTGCTGCCCGGTCATCGCCAGCTTTTGCTGCGCCGTCGCCGTATCGATGTTCGATTGCGTCTGCGCTTCGGCGACCTTGTAAGGATCGGGGGCCTTGGGGGTCTTCTTACCCATGACAGCTTTGTCCGTTCATTTGAGCATTGCGGGGCTTGATCCAGCGGCATTTGTCCGCCGTGATCGTATAGAGAATGCCATCCTCGCCGGGGCCATATTCATGCTCCAGCACGCCAACCTCGCGGCAGCCTATATCCTTGGCGAATTGCCGGCTGGCGCCGTTCGAGCGCCGGATGCAGCCCGATGCGCGCAGGCAGCCCAATTGCAGGAACGGATAGGCGAAGATGTCCCGCAAATGCTCCCGCGTTGCCCATCCCGGCTCGCCGGCCCAACAAATCTCAATCGATGTCTCGCGATAGTTGGTGTACAGCACCGCACCCCTGAACCGCTCGCCGCGGACCATGGCCGCAGCCTCAAAGGGCATATGCCCGACAAGGCTTGCCGTGCTGACGCCGATCTTCTCACTTAGATAGGCGATCAGCATTGCCCGTTGGTCAGGTGTCACCGCTGGCACAATCATGGCCTACATAAACGCGCCGTCGGTGACCAGCATCTGCCAGCCATTGATCTGGAACGTCACCGAATTCGCCGCGCTGCCGCCCGATCCCAACGCAACGGTGCCCTGCATGTGGATGGAAGCAACCGAGCCCTCGCCTTCGACCGCGACCCAGTCGGTGATAACCCGGGTCGCCTCGGACCAGAAGCTGACATCCCATATTGCCACATCCCATAGCGCAAGCGCATCGGACGGGGCGAATGAGAGGCCTGATATTGCGGCGTTGCGGCCGTAATCGATATTGACGGCAAGACCGGCCGCCGTCTGCCCATCCGTCAGCAACAAGCTGCGCGCCATGGTAAAATTCTTCAGCCGGCCGGGCGTCTCGCAAGCGTTGAAGGCCGTTTCCAGGTTGAAATCGATCGCGGCATCGTAATCGAACCCCTGGCAGTCGGCCTCGACGACTTGGCCCGCATTGCCGCCATAGAACAGCCGATCCTGCCAGACCTCCCACGCATTGGCGTTCTCCCCCAGAAACCGGCACCAGGCGCCGGTGACGGTATTCATAACATATTGGCGCTGTTCCGAATTCGCGGTCACCGGCACGTTGAGGATCGCCCGGGTGCCCCTCGCATAGGATGTGAGCTGCCAGCCGAAATTGGCTTTCCAATCGCGGGCCGACTGGTTCATGACAGGCTGAATTTTCGCGGTGATGCTGGCGTTCAGAATCGCGGCACGGTCGGTGTTGATCGCCCGCGACAGCGGCACGACGCCATCGACGCACACGACGCCGACATCAGGCCCCACCTTGGTGACGCAGCGGCGGCCGATCGGTGCGCCCATTTCATAGACGCCGGCCAGCTCGAAATTGGCACCAGGATCGCCCGAATAGATCGCGACCTCGCCATGCGTGGTGATGAAGGAGATGTAATCATCCGGCCCTTGGCCGCCATCACGGGACCAGGCGGCGGCGGCTTGTAGCGAACCGCCTTTGTTGAAGACGCCAGTCAAATCGAGCACGGTCGCCGCGCCCTGGATGCTGTCGGTCGGCAGATAGGCGGGGCTGATCTGGTCCTTGCGGATGAGCCAGATGCGTTCGGAATAGGCGGCGACATTGATAATGTCGGTCGCAGTAATGCCGGTCACCGATGCCGTCGCCCAGACCGTCCCGTTCCAGGTGCGCGGCACATCGGCGCCGTTGCAGATCCAGAGGAAATTGCCGCCGGACGTCGAGAAATTGATGTGCTGCCAACGCGCATTGGCAAGGCCGGATAGCGAGGCCGTCGAGACCGTGGCCGTCGTCGTGACGGTCACATCATAAATCGCGGTACCGGACGCGGCGAACAGCTTGTCGTTGGTCGAGCTGAGCGCGTGATACGCCATGACGCTTTCAACGGCCGCCGCCCCGGTCACCAGGTTCTGCAGGCGGTGGCCTTTGCGGATCTCGACATAGCCCGGCTGCGGGAAGATGTTGTCGAGCGTGACCGCCGAGGTTGGCGGCATGACCGCCAGCGGCGAAATCGCATCCCAGCCCGCTACCGGTGCCGGTATCTCTACGGCGCGGGCCAGCTCTGGCACCGCGCGGACCTGGAAGCGCGGCCCCCTCGCCGAGGCGCCTGACAGAGCTCGTCGTGTCACGCGACGACGCCTGTCCAGCCGGGTTGCTGCGGGGCGTCGCCGTAATCATTGCCTTCCGTGCGGATGCGGCCCGTGCCGCGATCGGCGGCGGCGGCTTTCTCCTTCTCGCGCTCGCAAGTGGAAAGGTCTTCAGCGTACTGCGCAAAGCCGCGGGACTGTCTGAAGCGCCAGATGATTTCGAGCGTGATCAGATCCTCGGGCACAAGCGCCGTGTCGCTGTCATTCAGGAATGTCTCCTGCCGCACACCGGCACCGGATTCCGCCCAGCGCTTTGAGATGTATTCGAAGCCAAGCGTATGGCCAGCCGACATCACGGGAAGGATGCGCAACTCGTTGCCGATGATGCGCCAATAGCCGGACAGGCCGCCCGCGACACCGGTCTTAAGCAGCGCCCAATAGCGTTGCGGCGTCGGTCCAACGAGCCTGATGTTGCTGGTGCGGTCCCAGATTTCCGGGTTGTAGACCATGCGCCCATAGTCGGTTGAGGGCAGCGCGTTGGTCTGTTCCTCGGTGGCGATCGATGTGTAGGCCTGCTCGACGATCAGCGCCTGCCAGTCGTGATATCGCGATAGCTCCCGTCCGGCCTGATTGGCCAGTTTGAGCAGCTTTTTCGTGGCCAGATCGGTTGACGCGATGACGGCTGTGGGCTGCTGCAGGCCGAGAAGGACGGCTGCGTCTTGGACGATGGTGAGCAGGGTCATTTGAGCACGTTCGCCAGCAGTGCGCGGTCGATGATGATGGCGGTCTCTCCGGGGCCGACACCCTCGCCTGCGATGAGTCCGCCATAAGCCCTGTTCAGGGCAGCGTCATCGTAGCCGGCCGCATCGTGTGCGCACGCCCCTACGATCAGCAATCTCCCGTCTTCCAGCTCGTGGATGGAAGCACATTGCGCCACGCCGCACCTCATGTGTTCCGGGGTAAGGTTCTTGCTCATCACAGGCGCCCAAGCAGCACAAGGATCAGCAGCACCACCAGTACAAGGCCAAGTCCGCCCCCGCCCCAATGGCCGGTGCCATAGAATGGCCCGCCGCCGACGCCGGAAAAGCCGCCGGCCAGCAGGATGATCACGATGATAAGCAGGATGGTGCCGAGCGACATGAGCCTTGTCCTTTGCGGGGGGGGTGTTGAAAGTCTCGTTTTGTTCTATTCGGCTATTCAGCCCTGGCGCGCCGGCTCGGCTGGCGTGCTGCGGATGCGGTCGCGGCACCGGCCGGTTCCAGTTCGGCAGCCGGAACCATCGGAGGG